CCTGCGGAAGATGGAATGGAAGATCCCGGAGACCGACTACCTGTTCCACAAGGAACGTGACGTCAGCGACATGATTTTGCTGAACAGTCTACCCATCAACTGCTACATGGAAACGAAGAGGCCGGTGCGTGAGAACAAAAACAAACTGGGTATACCAGGGTAAGAAGTTTGAAGACCCGACTGGATATTGCGGGTTCGTTTATTTAGTGTCCTGTAACCATCCTGAAGAGACACGAAAATATATTGGCAGAAAGTTCTTTTTCTCGAAATTTGGTGTCAAGTCGAAACAGAAAGAGTCGGATTGGCGTACTTACAAAACAAGTTCATCGCATGTAAATGCTGCGTTAGATAAGTATGGTGAATCCTATTTCACGTTTGAAATACTTCAGCTATTTCAAACTCGGGGTGGTGTAGTGTCAGGGGAGGTAGAGGCACAGTGGGAGGCACGCGTTCTACACAATAAAAAACCTGATGGGACACCAGAATATTGGAACAGACAAATTGGTGGTATAAGGTTTATAACCCCAGAAACCATGTCAGAAGAAACCCGAGCTAAGATCAGCGCGGCAAATAAAGGAATGGTGAGAGGCCCAATGCAGCAGTACCACAAAGATAAGATCAGTGCGGCTACTCGTGGTAGGGCGGGGGAGAAGCCATCAGCCGAAACAAGAAATAAGTTCTCCCAAGCTAAAAGAGGCAATGCTTTTAAAAGGAATATTGAGGAGTGGGTTGTACTTGAGGTATATGAATCATATGAGAGGGGTGCTACTCAATCCCAAATTGCTGAAATGCTAAACCTACCACTAGGTACTGTGAAGACAATACGGCAAAAGAATCAGCCCTTTTATGCATCTATCTACAACGAGTGGGTGAATAACAAATGAAGATCAACAGCAAACAACTTGAGTTAGCTCTTGGGGATGAATACGAGCCGGTACCTGAACCTAAGGTGAAGAAGCTACGTATCCGGACACCGGAAGCAGATGTCCGCAAGCCAGATCGTAATAAGATCCGGCAATCCAAACGAGATCAGTCAAACGACAGGAAGTAACTAATGTCTCGTTGGCATTACGAAGCATGCCCTAAGTGCCCCTCATCTGACGCCTTTGCATACAAGGACGGAGATGAATGGGGCCATTGTTTTTCTTGTAGCCAAGGGTCACGCATCAACGACGAAGAAGGATCTACTAAAGTGGCGAAGCAGAAGCAGACCGTTCAACAAGACGAAGCCGGTTTCCTGGAACTGGACGATATCAATCAGTACGATGTTCGCGGCTTCCAAGAGCGGAACATCCGCAAGAACATCTCGGCACACTACGGTGTCCGAGTAGCCTACGACGCTGACGGCACGATCATAAGTCACTTCTATCCGTACACGAAGAAAGGTGACATCGTAGGCTACAAGGAGCGTCAGCTACCCAAGAAGTTCACCATCCACGGTGACGCCAAAGGCAAAGGTCTCGAACTGTTCGGCCAGAACGTGGCGACCGGCGGTAAGCGTCTGGTCATCACCGAGGGTGAACTGGACTGTCTGGCTGTGGCGCAAGCTCAGTACGACAAGTACCAGAAGTTCTACCCGGTCGTATCCTTGCCGAGTGCGAGTCAGACGAACATCCTGATCGAGCAACGTGAGTGGCTGCGTGGGTTCGAAGAAGTCGTCCTGATGTTCGACAGTGATGAACCCGGTCAGAAGGCTGTGGCTGAAGCTGCCAAGATCATCGGCTTCGACAAGGTCAAGGTAGCGAAGCTCTCTGAGAAGGATCCTTGCGATGTGCTCCTGAAGCACGGCAGTGATGAGCTCATGAAGGCTGTGTTCAACGCTACCAAGTACAGCCCTGCCGGTGTCGTGAAGGGTGAGGAGATCTGGGAACAGTACAAGCAGCTGAAGCAGATCACGAGTCTACCCTACCCGGATTGCGTCGGTGGACTGAACCCTCTCCTGAAGGGTATGCGTGACGGTGAGATCGTCCTGTTCACGTCCGGTACCGGCAGCGGTAAGTCAACCTTGGTGAAGGAGATCATCCTCCACCTGCGTGAGACCCTACCCGATGAAGGTATCGGCATCATCTCGCTTGAAGAGTCTGTCGGTGATACCGCCGAGAAGCTGATCGGGATGGAACTGAAGGTCAACACCGAAGAGAACGAGGTTGACGAAGCAGATGCACGGAAGGCGTACGAGAAGTTGTTCGCCGACGAGAAGTGTCTGCTGCTGGATCACCAGGGTTCGGTCAGTGATGACAGTCTCCTGGACAAGATCGAGTACCTGTGCCTGATGGGCTGCAAAAAGATCTTCCTCGATCACATCACGATCGCTGTATCCGAGGGTGCTGACGGGAAGACCGGCAACGAAGCGGTTGACTACGTCATGAGTGCTCTCCTGAAGATCGTCAAGAAGCACAACGTCTGGTTGGGTGTCATCAGCCACTTGCGTAAGGGTTCCGATCGGAAGCCCTTCGAGGAAGGCTATCTGCCGTCTGTGGATGACATCAAAGGCTCCGGCTCGATCAAGCAGATCAGCTTCGACATCATTGCGTTCGCTCGCAACATGACGTCCGACGACGAGGTCATCAAGAACACGATCAAGTTCCGTGTGCTGAAGGCCCGCAAGACTGGCCGTACCGGTGATGCAGGTGCTGCGTTCTACGATCACAAGACAACCCGACTGCGCAAGTCGGACATGCTGGATTTCGCTGAGTAACTGAGGACTACATGAAGCCATTAGATTACCTGGAGGAGAAAGTCTCTACGGTTGTAGTTGACAGCCAGAAAGTATACAACGAAGGTGCCCGACTACTGGCACACTTCCCTGACTGGGAGATGCACCTTGATCGCATCATCAATGAAGCCTGGAACACGCTTCTCAAGTATTGTATCCGCAACAAGCAGTCTAAATACTCTGCTTCTGTCAAGCTCACCTTTGCTTCTGACCTCATCGGTAAACGGATCGCCCGAGATATCGGAGCAGATGAGACGAACATCAAGTCAACCCTTGCCCTGGGTGACCTCATGCTGGAGACCTTCCTCCAAGAAGAACTGATCGAGATCTTCCGGGAGTACGAAGGTCGTAGGGCACCGTACATGGTGCGTATCACAGGAGATGTCGATGCTGTTAAGCCTGTGCTTATTGGCACTAGCTTCGTTCCTCTGGAGCCGATTCGGGGTCTCCGGTCGCCGCTCACCAAGGAGCCCTTCATCAAGGGTTGGCACAACGCCAAGAAGTTCCACGAGTATCTTGATGCGCCCTTCATCCGGGCACTCAACGCTCTTCGCAGTCAAGCATGGCGGCTTAACGAGCCTGTACTCCGAGTTCTGATGATGAACCCGCCGGATACCTCGATGGATCTGGTGGACGAAGACGGTGTCATCCACACGTATCACTTCGATCGGTCACACGGTGAACTGCCGTCTGACCTGAAGCACATGGACGGTACACCGTTCTTGGGCTTGAAGGACGCGAAGCTGCAGCGGATGATGAGCAAGATGTTCGAGTACAATCAAGTCGTGGCGAAGGCCATGATGGTGAAGGAGAATGGTGGTGTCTTCTATCAAGAGGTCTCCTGCGACTACCGTGGACGGGTCTACTATGCAGAGCCGTTCCTTGAATTCCAGGGAAGTGATATCTCCCGGTCACTTTTTCTATTCAACGAGACAAAACCCGTTGGAAGCGATGGTGCCCGCTGGCTCTATATTCATGCGGCTACAAGCTACAATGAGAGCTTCACAGTCGAGCAGCTGAAGAAGATCAAATGGACGACAACCAACTATATCAAGCACCTGGAGAAGGAGGGGCTGGACACAATCAGCGTGGACAAGATGAGTATACAGGACCGGTACAACTGGACAAAGGAATACTTGTCGAGGTTCATTACCCCTACGACGAACATGCCAGTCTTCCAGCCGGATGCAGAGAAGCCCTACGCCTTCCTGGCTGCACTGCTCGAAATTCAGGGGTATCTAAAGGATCCTGATAACTATAGATCTGGATGCCCTATCCCCATCGACGGTTCCAACAATGGTAAAATTGCCTGCCATTGCAAAATTGCGTGAACTCAGGGAACCTCTCTGTGATGAGACAATCCTGATCGAAGCCTAGTAATAGGAACGAGCAACGACTATCCCGTAGAGCGCTAGCTTAGAAGCGAAGCGTAAGGGAGTACACCCAAGTGGGTGGAAGCGCGCAACACCGAAAGGTGAAGATATAGTCTGACCTGCATAGTGATATGCAGCTGCCAACCTTACATAACGACAATTGTAAGAGGCGGGCTGAGCTTAACGAACTCAGCTGAACATGATGTGTGGCAACATCTGGCAGCAATGTCAAAAGATAAACAGGCAGGAGCTCTGGTATCTTTAACCCAAAGTGAATTACAGAACGACTTCTACGTAGCCGTGGCGAAGGATCTGGTCAAGCTGATGCCGGACTGGTTCGACGAACGGAAGATTCCCATGAAGCACATCCGGAAAGGTATTGCTAAACGGGGTTCGATGACAAGAGCCTACAGCGCCGGTAAGACCCGTATCACCAAGAACATGTACGACGACTGCCATGTGGAAGGCTTCACCGTCAAGTACAACATCACCGAGGATGACTGCGAAGAACTCGCCGGCAATCTCATCAAGGCGATCAATCAGGTCTGCGCCGGTCCTCTGAAGACTACCAAGTTCCTCCAGAAGATCGCCGAGCACGAGCTCAACAACGATCGGAAGACCCTCGAATGGTCTACTCCGAGTGGATTCCCTGTCATCTACAAGGCGAACCTGCAACATGAACGCAAACAGAGAGGTACGATCCGTGGGATCAAGGGTAACAAGGATGGGCGCATCATGCACGTCGTCCGCGTCGATGTTATCTCGAAAGAGACAGGTGAGAAGGTTCCTTGCCGGCGCAGCTTTGCGAGTGGTATCAGCCCTAACTTCGTTCACTCTATGGACGCAGCACACATGGCTAATACCATCAATGCTTTCGGTGGTACATTCGCTGCGGTACATGACAGTTTTGCTACTCATGCTTGTGATGTCAAGCTCCTTCAGGACATCACCAAGATGACCTTCATTGCACAGTACGATGTACCCAACTTCTTTGATTACATCCAAGAGAACCTTATGCAGAACGCCGACACGTTCGCTGTGGAACAACCGCCTCTAGGAAGGCTTGATATTCAGGAGGTTACTGAGAGTGAGTACTTCTTCTCGTGAGCCGGTGCCTAATGTCAACCCACAACTCTAACACGTACCTATGAATACCTACCAGTCTATAATTGCCAAGTCCCGTTACGCCCGATACCTCCCCAACGAACTCCGTCGAGAGCATTGGAGTGAGACCACTGACCGCTGGATCGATTTCTTCCGTGGACAATTCCCGGACAACAGTATGGAGATCCCTTGGGATACCCTGCGTAGCTCCATCCTTGAACTGAAAACACTACCCTCCATGCGCAGTATCATGACTGCAGGTGAGGCTCTTCGCCGGACGAACGTTGCCGGGTACAACTGTGCGTATCTTCCGATCGACAGTCCTCAGTCGTTCGACGAGGCAATGTACATTCTCCTGTGTGGTACCGGTGTAGGTTTCTCTGCTGAGTCCAAGTACGTTGACCAGCTGCCTCTAGTAAACAAACTCAAGTTCATCGATCATGTGATCGTCGTTGATGACAGTAAAGAAGGGTGGTGTTATGCTTTCCGTGAGCTTCTGGATCATCTGTGGAGTGGGAGCATTCCTCGTTGGGATGTCTCTCGCGTGCGTCCTGCTGGTGCTCCTCTTGTTACATTCGGAGGGAGAGCTAGTGGGCCAGATCCCCTGGTAGACCTGTTCAGCTATACTGTTCAGAAGTTCCAGAAGGCTCAGCGCCGCGCGTTGCGTCCGATCGAAGTGCATGACATTATGTGCAAGATCGGTGAAGTGGTTGTCGTAGGCGGTGTCCGTCGTTCAGCTATGATCAGCTTGGGTGATCTGTCAGACAGTGAACATGCCAAGGCAAAGTGGGGTAAGTGGTGGGAGGCGTCTCCTGAGCGTGCCCTGTCGAATAATTCTGCTGTGTACTACGAACGTCCTACTATGGGGCAGTTCATGCAAGAATGGACTTCTATCTATGACAGCAAGAGTGGTGAACGAGGGATCTTCAATCGTGAAGCCAGCCAAAAGCAAGCTGCCAAGTATGGCCGTCGTAGTGCCGACGTAGATTATGGCACTAATCCGTAAACTTTGAATGCGGATTTAAAACTTTTCCTGATTGACTTGGAAGCCTATAGTGAGGCGACAGGGCGCAAGCATCCTTACGGAGTGCAGCGTGAGAGACTAAGCGGAAAAGACTCGAAAGAGTATGCGATAGTCCAGCGCACAGGTAGAATACTATTGATACTACCAGTGTGAGGTTCCGAAATTATTCTAAGACCATATCAATTCTGTAACCTCTCCACCGGAGTCATCCAGCCGGGTGACACGCAAGTAGAGATCGCAGAGAAGGTCGCAACAGCTGCTCTGATGGGCACAATGCAAGCCACTCTTACGAACTTCCCTTACTTGCGCGATATCTGGCGTAAGAATACTCAAGAGGAAGCTCTCCTTGGTGTGAGCCTGACTGGTATCTTGGGCAACGGTCGCTTGATCGAAAACAGCCACTTCCTGGGACAACTCAGGGAGATTGCTGGTAGCGTGAATCGTAAGTGGTCTGCTGTGTTCGGTATCAATGAAGCAGCTGCTATTACCTGCGTTAATTAATGGCGCCTTTACGGAGTGATCCGTATCGAATAATCTTGTGAATTGCTGGAAAGCTAATGGTAAATACCCCTACCTACGCCAATCAGCAGCGAAGCCTAGCAATAGGAACGTTCAACGACTATCCCAGAGGTGGGAGTACACTCAAGTGAGTGGAAGCGCAAGACTTCTATAGGTTAAACCAGAAGGTACCTATAGAAGATGATATAGTCTAATCTGTATGGAAACATACAGCAGTGTTAAAGGGGTGCTAGATGTACAAAGTATACAAGATTTACACTGAGAATTCTGATCGAATTTACATAGGTGTAACAAAGAATGATTTATCCACAAGATTCTGGCAGCATAGGAATGCTGTTAGGAAGGGTAGATCAACCCGTGCATATAATTGGATGAGGAAGTATCTAGATACACTGTGTATTGAGGTACTATCCCAGCATGATAACCAATCAGATTGCTTCGCAGAGGAGATCCGATTGATTAAGCTGCACGGTGCCGTATGCGTTAATCTAGCACCAGGCGGTAATGGTGGCTTCGTAGTACAAGATATAGAATCTTGGAAAAAGAAGCTGTCATTTGCGCGACAGGGTCGTAAGCCAGCGTTAGGTATGAAGCACACAGCTGAAACCAAAATGAAACTGTCTACGATAACTTCGAGTAGAACGCCTAAATATCCTGATAAGGTAGTAAACCTTTCTCCAAAAGAGGCATTCGCTAAATTTGGCATAAGCAAAACACACCTATACAGGCTACGCCGTAAGCACGGGCAGGGAATAACTAACCCTGCTGAATGTAATGCAAACCAGAAGGCACAGTCAGTCAGCTGACTCTAACTAAAAGCGGTATCCATGCTGGGCATGCCCCGTTCTACATCCGTCGTATCCGTCAGGACAACAAGGATCCATTGACCCAGTTCTTGATCAGTAAGGGTGTACCTAATGAACCATGTGTCATGAAGCCCAACGATACCACTGTGTTCAGCTTTCCTATGGCCGAAGAGGGTATTACTCGCAATGACCTGACTGCTATTGAGCACCTAGATATCTGGCTGGACTTTCAACGTAACTACTGCGAGCACAAGCCGTCCGTCACCATCTCCGTCAAAGAAGATGAGTGGATGGAAGTCGGTGCCTGGGTCTACAAGCACTTCGAAGAAGTAACTGGTGTGAGCTTCCTGCCGGATGACGGTGGCAGCTACCAGCAGGCTCCGTACGAGGACATCAACGAAGAGCAGTACAACGCAATGGTGGCTGTAATGCCTACCATCAACTGGGACGACTTCCAAGAGTTCGAAGACACGGTCGAAGGCGCGCAGATGCTTGCGTGTACCAGCGGCCAGTGCTCGATCTAAGCCGGTCCCTACAAGAAACCACCTGAAGGAGTATCCTGAATGTACTACCGTGAAATCGAGACCTCCGCCGTTGCCAAGGCTGAGTATGACAAAGCCCTCAAGGCCATTGCGTCGAAGCGTCTCGCAGAAGTGGCTGCCAAGAAGAAGCTGAAGAAGGCTTCGAAGGTGGAGTAACAGAACATTGGACGAGTGGCAGAGCCTGGCTTATTGCACCGGTCTTGAAAACCGACGGTCCAGAAATGGATCCGTGAGTTCGAATCTCACCTTGTCCGCCAA